CAGCCACAATATAAGTGTTGTAAACAAATCTACCATTTGGTGAAGTAAACAGATCTACAGGAACTATTTTGGCCTGGTATAAATCTACACCAATTTCTTCTTTAATTTCTCTTAGTAGTGCTTGGCTAGTTGTTTCTTTTCGTTCTATTTTACCACCAGCCAATCCCCAGGTACCAGCATAGCCACCATTGTTGCGTAGTAAAAACAAAAAACGTCCAGTAGATTTTGCGTGTATCAGAGCTCCAACTGATGCAATTGAATCATTAATATCTACTATCACAAAACAATACTCCATTTTCCATTTTTATATTCACCCTCGTAACTTCTCATCCATCTGCTTCCAGTCCATTTGTATTGTTGGTTGGTAGCTAGGTTAGTTACATATCCAATGTCCGTTACTTCTGTGGCTTCAAAGACCACTTGCCACTGTCCACTGGTATATTGTACTATATCATTGGCCTTGGCTACAAGTTGTTGACCACCAGACCCTTTCCAGGCATCAGGCCCGTCAACATTTCCAGTAAATCCAGTATCTTCAGTCAATATATAACGTTGTCCATTTGCATGAACAGCAAGTCCAGCACCTGGTCCAGATGTTAATGGATTAACTATAGCATTGACCGCAGTTAATGTATCAACTGGTTTGGTATCGATGTCCACGTTGAACAACAACACCGCGTCGTCACTGGGATGATATGATACCGTACCAACTACTTCTGTTTCACCATCACTTTGTAATAATCTTATCTGACTAATACCATTGGTCAAAGTACCATACAAATTAACAAACGTATGCCAATTATCCTTTGTTCCATTCTTTAGCATATTGGCATTGACTGTGTCTTGATATTTCAATAATGTTAATTGGTTACCATTTAATAATACGCCATACATCAATGGTGTAACATATTTTCGATTGCCCAACATCAGCCATTCGTCAACGGCACCATCTGCCAAATTGCCGTAAGGGTCCAGTATATCTGATATGACATTTTGGATCACACCTAGTTTTTTAATCTTGGCTGGAGCACTGATCCAGATTGGTATTTCAAATGTCAATGTGGCGATATCGATAGCATCATCAGCACCCACAGGCACGGTACGACTACTCCAGGACACATCTGTCAGTGTCACAATGCTTAGGCTGGTCCAATCTACATAGTTGTCGGTACTTTGTATTTCCAAACTGGGATTAAATAAACAACCAATCTGTTCTATTAATTGTAATTTTTGTTCAGTATTACTGGTCCAGATGTCAGCCTTCATAGTTAACTTGTATGGTACCGGCATCAATCGTTCTACAGTAAAGGCAGTACCTTGTGTGGTGTCGTATTCTTGTGTGCCTTCGTTGAATGATCTTTCTCTGACATTAACATTACTAACATGATATGGGTTTTGCATTCTAGCTTGCTCATACGTTAATCCGCTGATGTAACAACTGATCATGGGCACAGTGTTTAACATTGACTCACTGTTGTTACGTAGTATAGTGGCTGCTTGACGACTGCCATCTCCGTACTTGACTGGCACACGTTGCAATGCGGTATTGCCATCGCGGTCCTTGCCAAACTGAACTTGAAAATTACTGAACAGTCTGATAAACTGTAACATATACCGTCTTATCTGACTGTCATAAAAAAATGCAACGTTGCTCATTAATCTCTTCCTTTGAGTGCCTTACTAAGGCCCTGTTTGCTTGGCACATTGACAATAGTGGAACCGTCGGCACCAACTGTTGGTATAACCGCTGTGTTATTAATAAACTTCTGTCTAATATTGGTGCCAGCACCTGGAGTATAATTATCACGTTGAGCATCTTCAACTTTGACCCAGCGAGCACCACTAAATCTAAATAACCTATTGGGATGATAATCTAATCGTAATACATAGTCACCAACTGACGGATTATCTGGGAAGGCTGTCGCCGCAGTAACTGGCCAACCATTTGGAGCCAATCCATCACCAGTCATATATCCGCCGATACTTTTACTTGGATGTACTGCCACCACCTCAATAGTACTATTGTCACTACCCAGTATTGTGGCGGGAGCATCTACTACTGTTCTTACTGCAATTGGCACTGTGCCGGTACCGTCTGTGCCGGAACCGGTATTATCAGTAATAATGTCTGTATGAGTTGGTATGGTATAAAATGAACTAGTATCATATCCGCTCTTGGGAGTTTCTGCTTCTGCTTGATCCAACACAGCATCGTTTATATCTATATTCTTATCGTATTGACTCAAAATAGTAACCAAGTTTTCGGTTGTATCAGCACCTGCAGATATATTGTTTAAAATGTCTTTGTATTCTTGACTATCTACTAATGGTACGATTTTAGCTCTAAGCAAATGTGGCCACCAAGTTGGGCTATAACCTTCGCTAGCAAAAGCTACTTCCTGAATGGTATAATATCGTTTCAGTGCGGCTGGAACTGTTTCATCCAATCCCCAAAAATCTTTTTTGTGTTGTAACTCCAACACATCACCATTCATCAATTTGCGTCCAAGAGCTTCCACAGTATCCTTGATATGGAATACTACAAATAACGAATCGTTGGTCAAGAACAGACCAAATTGTTGAAGATCAAAATCAATATCTGATGTTTGATATATTCCACGTATGTTGTATATGCTGGTGTCGTATTTTCGATCGCGGTTTTCCAAAAACAGCAAGTCTTGAATATTCATTGCACTTTGATTCAAGTATTCTGGTTGTGTTGCGTCAGTGCTACCAGTTTGCTCAGTTGGTCCTAAATACTTGTGTACGTTGATACCGGTGCCGCCCATGGTGAACATTTCACTTATGCGACGATCCATAAATTGGTAATCTTTACTGTGGGCACCGTTCTGCCAAAGCGATATTCTGGGCACTTGTGATAAATCCTTTAATATCAAGTATTTATATCAGTTGACTTCTACTGTCATTCATGTATAATGGTTGAACTTGTTAACTTTGAGGTATATATGGCCAAGCAACGATCTACACGTAATCCCCTATTTGCTGATGAACAATACAAAGGCACAGAACCAGTCTGGAGTGACAAAAAACTCACTGATCAAGAATTTAAGATTGCGCTGATGCATGGCTTTAACTATTACAATTACTTTTATAGTGCTACTGACTTTAAGAAAGAGATTATTAATTGGTTAGGCAAGAATAGCAAGCTCAAACCAGCCGAAATTGCACGTTTTCGTGCCAGTAATGACAAGAAACTGGGGCCTACTGTGGGGGCCTTGGTACGTATGCATACTCGTGGTGCTCCGCTTACTAAACCCCACGTGGAATATGTTATTTCTGCAGTAAAGAAAGTCATTGCAGATATTGCGACATCTGATGTAACTGATTTTGATAATGCCATTGCCGCTAAGAAAGCTAAAAAAACAGCCAAAAATACTGTAACACTGGTTGAGGGTATTCAAGGACGTATGTTACAGCAAGCCCGAGATACCGCAGGTGAGATTGACGGTGATTTGGATGATGCTGTTATTAATGGCAAAAATAAACTTAATGTATACAAGTATTTGGCTGAAAAAGAAATCTCCAGACCAGTAGCATCTAAAATTCGTGCGATGTATGTCAAGGATTACGAAGAGCTCAAGGCTAGTAAAAAGCCTGGTGCAGACCCACAATTGGTGGAAGGATACAGCAATTTTACAGGGGTCAAACTTAAACGCACATTGGCTTGGTATGACAAGATGTTCAGTGATGTTGACAATTATCTCAAGCTCAAGGCACAGGACAAGAAGCCACGTAAACGCAAAGCAATTAGTGCTGACAAACTGGTTGGTAAACTGAAATATCTCAAGGAGAGTAAAGAACTGGGCATTGCAAGTATCAAAGCCACAGACATTGTTAATGCCGAACAGGTTTGGGTGTTTAATGTCAAAACACGTAAGCTGGGACGTTATGTGGCTGAAAGTGGATCGCAGTTATCCATCAAGGGCACCACGATACTGAACTTTGATGCGGTACAGAGTGTGGCCAAGACTCTACGTAAGCCCAAGGAGCAGATAACAGAGATGATGAAGGCTGGCAAAGTTAATCTCCGTAAGTATTTGGACGGGATCAAGGCTACCAGCATTAAACTAAACGGGCGAATCAACGCAGATACGTTGCTGTTGCGAGTCGCTTAATACGGAAATCCCAGCTTAGACTGGGATTTTCTTTGACTTTTATTTCTAATCCTGGACATAAATATTGTAACAGGGAAAATTACACATGGCATCGATTGCTGAATTAAATAAAACCAAAGCTGAACTGCGCGGCAGAATACAAGACTATATCAGAATGCGATTGGGTGACGGCATGGTGGATGTGGAACTAGACACCGAACACTACAACATGGCCATTGACCAGGCTGTAATGAGATACCGTCAACGTTCACAAAACAGTCAGGAAGAAAGTTATGCTTTCCTACCTTTAGTGGGTGAGACTCAAAGCTACACACTTCCAAATGAAATACTACAAGTAAGACAAATATTCCGCAGAGGGTTGGGCACAACGTCCGGATCAACAGGTAGTCAATTTGAACCATTTGCTAGTGGTGTATTAAACACATATTTTCTGGTCAATGGGCAAGTGGGTGGACTTACTAATTATGAATTATACGCTGAGTATCAGGAATTAGCGGTACGTATGTTTGGTGGTAACATGAACTATACCTTCAATACCGTAAACAAACAGTTGACAGTGGTGCGTAAGATTCCCAACACTGGTATATCAGCTGACGGCAGTACTGAAAATATTTCTGAGACTGTGTTGTTGTGGGTGTTCAATTACAAGCCAGAGATTTCCTTGTTGCAAGACTATTTGATCTTTCCTTGGATACAAGAATATGCATTTGCTATTGCCAAGATGACATTGGGTGAAGCTAGAGAAAAGTTTGCTACTATTGCTGGACCAAGTGGCGGTACTAGTTTAAATGGTGCGGCATTGAAATCTGAAGCCAAAGAGTCAATAGATAAATTAGAAGAAGAATTAAAACTATATGTGGACGGGTCACAACCATTGTCCTTTATTATTGGATAATCATGAGACTATTTGAAATCATAATGGAAGGTGGCTATGGCAAAGGCACTGAACGTTTGCAACAGACCATATTAAAGCCACGAGTAATTGGGCCAGCATTACAGATAGCTCAAACTTTTACTACTGATTTTAACCAATGGCTGGCACGTAAAGGGTTGAGTTCAGTCAAAATGGGCAAGCCCACTGGCAGTAGCGCACATTGGGAGACTGATTCAAAAGACCCACAGCGGCAAGAAGTAATCTATGGTGATATTGATCTACAAATGATAGCACCAGCATACGAAAGTTTATCTCCAGGTGCATTTAATTCTTATTGGAATAAATTAGCAGATCAGTTTGTTAAAGAAGTACAGCCAGATTATTTGGATTTAGATCCTGTGATGGGCACTAAAATTGGCCATCCAGTATTAAAAATTCCTGAGGGTTATGTTAAAGTGGATCTCATGTGGCATGAGGAACGTTATGCGGCATTTGGACGAGCTAGAGTAACTCCTGAACGTGGTCTCAAAGGATTGTTGTGGGGTAATTTATTCAGCGGACTGGGGGAAATATTAGGACCTGGTATCAGTATACAACATGCTGGTGTACAGCTCAAGATGGTTGGTAAACAAGCAGTGTCGTTTGCTAATAGAAAAGACACTCAATTGGTTACTATAACCCACAACCCACAAAAAATGTTTTTAGATCTGTTCGTATGGATCGCACAGCAACAAGGTAAAGACAATCCCAAACCCAGCAAATCATTAATTGCCAATCCTGGATTACTGGATTTGGAAAATCCACAGGTCATTGATGTGGTCAAAGGAATCAAAGCATTTGCTGAAAGCTGTCAACGTAATCGTTTATATGGCAAAGGGTTGTTGGATAAATTTAGTTCAGCTGAGGATTTTTTAACCCAATTCATTGCACATTATAAACAAAAATCTGAAGCTGAACTGGCAAAGACCAAATATGCAACTGCGGTGGGTGCTGGTGCAGACAGAGCAGCCAATGATCTACGTAATATACAAACTGGTCTGAACAAAGTTATCGGAATGTTCCAATAAGTTATTGACATAGTAAGTTTATGTGTTTATAATAGCACAAAGGACATTAACTATGAGCAAAATTATTGCAATCTGTGGTTGGCAAGGCACTGGTAAAGATACTGTAGCTGATTATTTGGTAAACTTCCATGAATTTCGTAGAGATAGTTTTGCTTCTACATTAAAAGATGCTGTATCAGCAGTATTTGGATGGGATCGAGAATTACTTGAAGGTCGCACAAAAGAAAGCCGGGCCTGGCGTGAAGAAGTAGATGCTTGGTGGGCAAATAAGCTAGGTATGCCAACACTTACTCCCAGATGGGTATTGCAATATTGGGGTACCGAAGTATGTCGCCGTGGATTTCACAATGATATATGGGTAGCTAGTTTGGAAAATAAACTACGTACCAGCAAAGACGACATTGTTATTAGCGATTGCCGTTTTCCCAATGAGATTGCCACTGTACGTGCCGCTGGCGGATCAGTATTGTGGGTTCAGCGTGGTAAATTGCCAGAATGGTATGGGTGTGCATTGCAAGAAAACACCACACATGAAGATGAGCAGTATATCCTTTATGACCATGACAAAACCATGGCGCAAAAGTATCCCAATACTCATGCCAGTGAATGGGCCTGGATTGGTACAGAATTTGATCATGTTATTGACAACAACGGAAGCATTGACGAACTATACAATCAAGTCAAAGCTATTGTTTAAAAGTCTGGAACTAAATCACCTATTCTCCATCCCAACTTGGACTTGTCTATATCAACCTCACAGTTTTTACATACAGTTTTCAAGTTAGTGGGGTGAGTATTTGATAGTTTCCCATCAATGTGATATACAGTGAGCTGTTCTTTAAATTTTGACTTAAATCCACATTTCTCGCAATTGGGTTTTTTTCGATAACCTGATCGCATCCAGTGCGGTCGTACGGTACTAGCCAATCTCTGGCATCGATGACATTTTGATCGATAGTACACTTTCCCATCTTTTACATAGTTTATTGCCAATAGTTTACTTTGGCAAACTGGACACATTGAGCGTATATTGTTCATTATCCGGTATTTACTCTAGACACCTTTAAGACGCCTTTATATGCATCATATCAGCACAAATTCCTGCACCTATAATAAATATCAATAACCATTTAAAGGAACGAATTATGCCAAGCCTAGTATCCCCAGGAATTAGCGTACAAGTAATTGACGAAAGCATTTATGCCGTAACATCCGTAGCAACGGTTCCGCTAGTAGTATTTGCCACCGCTGAAGATAAGATGACACCGTCAGGTACTACCGCAACAGGAACCACAGCAGCCAATGCTGAAAAATTATATTTAATTGGTAGTCAACGTGAACTGGTCAACACTTACGGTGCCCCAGCTTTCTACAAAGACTCCAACTCAACCCCATTGCATGGCTATGAGATCAACGAATACGGCCTACTTGCTGCCTACAGCGCATTGGGTGTAAGTAATCGTGTATACATGCTCAGAGCTGACATCAATTTGGCACAGTTGATTGGAACCAGCGTCCGCCCAACACAACCACCAGAATCTGGTACAATTTGGTTAGATCTGTCAGAAACTCGTTTCGGTATTTTTGAGTGGGATGTGGATACAAAGACATTTACCAATATCGATAGTCCTATTTTAATTACTAGCACAACTAACCTAGCCAGTGGTGCAGGTAGTGCTCCAAAAGCAAGCATTGGACAAATTGGTCAATATGCTGTTGATACTACCAGTGTTAACAATCCAATGTATGTCAAGACTTATGATAACAGTTGGCAACAACTTGGCAGTCTTGCATGGGAACTTAAAACACCATCGTTGATCGCTTCCAATGCTAACCCAACATTGGGAACCAGCGATACTTTGGTAATTAACACCGTTACTGTTACAATTACTGCTGCCACAGTGGCCAACTTGGCGGCACAAATTAATGCCGCCAACATCACTGGTGTCGTTGCCTGGGTCAGTGCTGGATATCTTAACATTGCTCACAATGACTTGGCCACAAGTGATGGAAGTTCTGTCAATGGTAGACTTACTATTGCCAACGGCAGTGGTACCATGCTTACTACGTTGGGACTTACTGCCGGTACATATCGTCCAGCAGGACTTACGATTACTGCACATACCAACGTTCCAGCTTGGAAACCATCTGACGCATTGGCAGCTGGTGGTGTTGGTCGCCGCCCTAGTGGCAGTGTATGGATTAAAACAACCAGTCCAAATGCTGGTGCAAACTGGGTAGTTAAGACTTATAACGCAACTACTGAGCAATGGACAACAAATGCCGCTAGCATTTACAGTAGTGATACTGCCGCAAATGATGCTTATGATTCCGCTGGTGGTGGAATTAACATTGCCCAAGGCAGTACTTATGTGTTGTTAAATCCAGAATCATATTCTGCACCTATTCTTGCTGAATTTAGGTTGCAAGAACGCTCAGTATCTGGTATTACTGAAATAACTGGAACTACAACTAGTCAAACTTTTGTTAGTGGAAATACTTTCTTACTTGGTACCAGTGAGGTGGGCTCATCAACTATTACTAACGAAGTTACAGTTACATTAAGTGGTACCACAGCAACTTTGTTTGTACAAAGTATATTGGCTGCGGGGCTTGCTAACTTAACAGCAGAAATTACCAGCACCGGCGCAATTAAGTTAACACATACGGCAGGTGGAGTTATTAGAGCCAAGAACGTTACTGGTACAGCACTAACTACTGCCGGATTTACCAGTGCCACGACTGGTGTTAAACTTAGAAGTGGCGATAGTTACTTGATTATGAGTAACTGGAGCGTAGCTACGTATACTGCCAGTGCAGATACGCCAACTACTTACCCAGAGTCCGGAACATATTGGTATGACAGTACAGTGGACGAAGTAGATATTATGATCCATAACGGAACTACATGGAAAGGTTACCAAACTATCACCAATGATACACGTGGTTACAACCTAAGTTTGTGTGATCCAGCTGGTCCAATCGTAACAGCCGCCGCGCCAACCACACAAAGTGATGGCACAGCATTAAGTTATGGTGATTTGTGGATTGACACCGGTGATTTGGAAAATTACCCAGCTATGTATCGTTACGATAACGTTGGTGGATCAGGTAAATGGCAAGCGATTGACACTGCCGACCAAACATCAGAATCTGGTGTTGTGTTTGGTGATGCACGTTGGGACTCAACTGGTACAACTGATATTGTAACTGGTACCAAACCCAGTATTGCTAGTTTGTTGACCAGCAATTACTTGGACATTGATGCAATCGATCCAGCGTTATATCCACGTGGTATGTTGTTGTGGAATACACGTCGCAGTGGTTACAATGTTAAGAAATATATGCCTGACTACTTCAACGAAACTGATTTCCCAGATGATGTATTGCCAACGATGTCGGATGCTTGGGTTAATGCTGTGGGTAATAAAGCCAACGGTAGTCCATTCGCAGGTCGTAAAGCAGTTCGTGCTTGTGTAGCAGGTGCATTGGCGGCAGCAATAGACAATACACATGATATCAGAACCGAAGAAAGAAACTTCAACTTAACTTGCTGTCCTGGTTATCCTGAAGTTGTAGCTAATATGGTTGCCTTGGGTAACGATCGTAAGAATACCACATTCGTTATTGCAGATACACCAGCAAGATTGGCTGCTAACAGTACAGCGATATTAAATTGGGCTGATGGTAATGCTGAAGACAGTATCACAACAGCTGATCCATACATGGGTGTCTACTATCCATGGGGTGTTACAAACAATCCGTTTACCACTGGTAACACACAGATTGTTGTGCCACCAAGTCACATGGCATTGCGTTTAATTATCCGCAATGATGATGTTGCTTATCCATGGTTTGCACCAGCTGGTTTACGTCGTGGTTTAATTGACAACGCAACCAGAGTTGGTTATATTGATGCAGCCAGTGGTGAACTACAAACAGTTAGTTTGATTGAGTCCATGCGCGATACTTTGTATGAGAACAAGATTAACCCAGCATGTCTATTCCCAGGAACTGGATTAGTAATGTGGGGTCAGAAGACTATGAACCCATACAGCAGTGCATTGGATCGCGTTAACGTGGCACGTTTAATTGTTTATATCCGTGAAAGATTGGGACAAATTGTTAAACCATTCTTGTTTGAACCAAACGACAAGATCACACGTGATGAAGCCAAACAAGTTGTTGAAAGTTTAATGAACGACCTGGTGGCAAAACGTGGTTTGTATGACTATTTGGTAATTTGCGATGAATCAAACAATACAACAGATCGTATTGATCGCAATGAACTATATATTGACGTAGCAATTGAGCCAATGAAAGCGGTGGAATTTATTTACATTCCACTACGTATTAAAAACACTGGCGAGATCAAAGGCGGTTAATAGCATAAAGATGTAAGTAAAATAGGGTTAGAAATAACCCTATTTTTTTGATGATAATTTCTACTCAGCGACATATTAACTATATAGTTAATGTGCCGAAAATTTGCGTAAATATATTTAACTGGAACTATCACTATGTCAATTATATGTCAAATTTGCAATACTGAGTTTAAAAAAATTATTCCATGGCAGCATCTTACAAAACACGATATCTCTTCTTCTGATTACAAAGAAAAATACGGACCTTTATATAGTCAAGAAACTCTCATTAAACTTGCTGCCAGGATACCGCATAACAAAGGTCAACGGGTTATTGATCCGGTTCAACTGGCAAAACACAAAGAACACATCAAGAAACGTGAAGAACGATATCAACGAGGAGAATTTTCTCGAGGTCATACAAAAACTCCAGAGCAAAAACAAGTGTTAAGTAACTTAACTTCTGAATATGCTCGTAATAATCCAGATGAAATGCGTATACGGTCAGCCCGAGCAGTAGAAACCAAAATTAAAAAAGGATATGATTTTGGCAGTAATATGCGTGGAAAAACTCACTCAACCGTTACTAAAACCAAACTAAAAGAACTGGCGGCTAATCGTATACAGCAAAAAACCATTCAGTCTCATAATAATATTCTTGCAAAAATTGCAGAACTTAACTTGAAGTTGTCCAATAATATATCTAATAACTATCTACAACTGATCTGCAATATATGTGATACTGAGTTTTCATTTACTAAACAATATTTTACCCCGTCAAAATTTAAAACGTCGATGTGCCCTACTTGTTTTCCGCGAGATATAATAAAAAGCAAAGGAGAGACAGAAATATTTGACTTTGTGCGATCTATTTGTCCCACAGCAATATCTGGTTATCGAGAAAAATACCATGCCAAAGAAATTGATATTTTTATACCAGAACTGAATCTTGGTGTGGAGTTTAATGGATTATATTGGCATTCTGAATCAACGCTGACAGCAAATGGACGCAGAAAGACTGCTGATTTTGAAAAACAACAATTGTTCAAACAGAAAGGTATTCGTATAATCCAAATATTTGAGGACGAATGGAACCTTAACCCTGATATTGTAAAGAGTAGACTGACAAATATATTGGGCGGTAGTACTTTAAAGATTTACGCAAGAAAATGTCAAATAAAAGAAGTTAACAGTAAGGATGCTTCAGAATTTTGCAATCAAAATCATTTAATGGGGAAAGGAAGAAGCAATATACGTATTGGGTTATACCACGACAATGTTCTGGTGTCATTGATGACTTTCGCCAACAATAACCTGTCAAGGAAATTGACAGGAGTTTGGGAGATAAATCGATTTGCTTCCTTATTAAACACCAACGTAGTTGGGGGAGCAAGTAAACTCTTTAAACATTTTCTAAATCATTATACCCCCACTAACGTAATATCTTACTCGGACAATAGATGGTCAACAGGTGGGTTATATGCTCAATTGGGTTTTGCGAAAATAAGTGACGGAGTTCCAAATTATTGGTATGTAGAACCAAATATAGTTAAACGAATACATCGATTTACTTTACGAAAAACAAAAACAGACAATCAAGAGTTAACAGAATATCAAAATCGAACTGCACAGGGGTTCACTCGTGTATGGGATTGCGGCAGCTCAAAATGGGAATGGCCAAACCAATTAACTGCGTAGATAATAAACCACTAAATAGAACCCAAAAAATGATGATATCCCATAAATATTATTATATAGACACCAAGGAGTAATATTATGTCAATTGCTAGTTTAAACAAATTTACAGTACCATTAGCCAGCAACCAGAGCGCCAGCAGTCAAGGCATGTTAATGCCAAAATTGCAATATCGCTTTCGTGTTAGCTTAGAGAATTTTGGCGTAAGTACTCCTAGAACAGAACTTACCAAACAAGTCACAGAAGCCAAACGTCCCACAGTGACATTCGGTGATATTGTTATTGATACATATAACAGTAAAATTAAACTGTTGGGTAAACCAGATTGGGGTGATTTTTCAGTTACATTCCGTGATGACGTTGGTGGTAATGTCAGTAAGTTGGTTGGTGAACAACTACAGAAACAATACGATTTCATGGAGCAAGCTTCGGCCGCTTCAGGTATTGATTACAAATTTGTATCACGTTTAGAAATGCTGGATGGTGGTAACGGTGCAAGTACACCAAACATCCTGGAAACATGGGAAATGTATGGTTGTATTTTAACATCAGTAGACTACGGCGGTGTAAATTATGCCAGCGGCACTGATATGGTCACAATTGCTTGTACTATTAAGTTTGATAATGCGGTACAAACTCCAAATGGTAGCGGTGTTGGTGCATTAGTTACTCGTGCATTGGGTACTGTGGCAACCGGTTAATAGTAATAACCACAAAAAGCCCAGTTCTGAACTGGGCTTTTTCTTTGACATAAATAATTGATAACGGGAATAAATTATGTCTTTAGTAGACCAATTACTTGGTGTGTCAGGATCAGGACTTCTTAGAAGTTTGGGGTCTAGTGAAACTGTTAGAGATTTCAGACACGCATCAAAATTATTTGTAGCAAATAACTATGAATTAGCACCCAAGTACGGTTGGCTATATCATGTGTTCTTTAAAATAAACCCCAACGTAATGTTGAGAGGTATGCCATTAAAGAACATTGAAGCTGGTATGCTAGTCAAGAGTGTGGATTTACCCAAGTTTAAAACCAACAGTAAAACACTTAATGCATATAATAAAAAGCAAATCATATTGGGCAAGATAGAATACGAACCTGTGCAACTTATATTACATGATGATAGTGCCAACGTAGTTAGAGATATGTGGAAGGACTACTTAAGATATTATTGG